TAATTCAATCACGAACTTTTTTCGTCAAATATATTCAAATATGTTATTACTATATCTATAGCATCTGTCGAACTCATTGTAGCTTTAAGTACATCTGAACTTTCTAGCACTAAAGGTTTGTTAATAACTTCAAGAGTAGCATGAGATGTTAAGCTTTGTGTTCTTAAATATTCGTAAGTAGCTGATGCTGAATTGTCAGTTACAAATAATGTAATATCAGGTGTATTACCTGATTTATTACTAATTCTTACAGATCTAATAATTAAAGTTTCATTAGTTCCTGCTGTTAATATAGCTGTTTGAGCTGTTGTAGCTAAAGATTTACCAGAAACTTTATAATTATTTGCCATTATTTTGCCGTAGCTGGGTCTCCATTAGATGCCACTAAAGGTTCTTCAGCAAATGCCCAATATAAATATTTTCTAGTACTTCCATTTGTATCACTGCCATCTCCTCTTATTTTAAAACCATTAGATAAAAAATCTATTCTATCTGCTGCATCTTCTGCACTAGTTAAATTAGGATATAATCTTTTTCGACCAACATTATAAGGATCTCTTGTAGCATCTAATATCACCCAGTTTGAAGAACTATGACTAGAACATTTTGACATTACAAAAGCAGGTTTAAAGCCACAGTAAATAAATGGCCCATCTGTAGACTCATTTCCTGTATAAGTTCCAAATTTACTAAATCCATGCTTTTCTGCAAATACATAAGCAATCATTGCATCTCCTGAACCATTTACTTCACCACCATTTCCTACTGAAAAAGTTGTTGATGTTGGAGAAGTATTGTTCCAATATTTACTATTACTACTATCTCCACCATCAGTATCTAGAAATAGTGAATGAGTATTACCTATTTCATGATGATATACAGACCAACTTTCTGCATCAGCTAGATTTTTAACAAAAATAGTTTGTGGAACTACACCTAACCCGTGACCTATCGTGGCATTACTTGAATTTCCTGTCCATTTGCAAATTGAGAAACCAGCAGTAGTATTTACTGAAGTTGCAGTTGTATTTATAGAACCATCTGTGTTTGCAGAACCAGCACCATTTGCTTTCCAGTTCCACATAACATAAGTATCTGAACTTGTATTCCAACCAGCATCAGTACCAACACTAAATCCATCACTATCAAAAGAAGTTAAGGTTTGTGAACCTGTTTGTTCTGCTGCACTACTATCTGATTGGAGAAGTTTAGTTGCACCTCTAACTGCATCTTCTAAAACATTATTTTCAGTTCCACCTCGTTCTTTTACCCAGACCAAATCAGGTTGAAATCCAACTCCAGTAATTGATGCTGCTGAACCTGTACCTGTGTGTAATTTAGTTTTAAAATGATCTGATGGTTGAAAAGTTATATAGTCTGCCATTTATTATCCTCCAAATTCCTTTATGTTTTTAGTATTTAATGCGTAATATCCTGCTGGAACATCGTACTCAAATGCTCCATGTCCATTATCGTCTGCGTTTGCTGATGCTACTGCTGTTGTGCCAAAAAATCCTGAACCAAAATTAACATTCCAAACTGTAGCATCATAACCTGAAAATCCAAAACCATAAGTTTTATCTGCTGTTATTGACTGTGCTCCTGTTCCTGTTGAGCCAGATGTTGGAACTCCACTATTTTGCCAAGTTCCATTTTTACTAAAATATAATTTTGAATTATCTAAATCCATAGCAATTCCAATAATATCTCCTGCCGTAAAAGAATTTGCATAAGAACTATCTCCAGCATTAGTATATAGATTTCCATTAGCACTATTAATACCATATTGTGCTGAACCAGAAGTTTGACCTACAAACCAACTTGAATTACTATTTTGTTCATTGACACTCATATCACAAATTCCAAGTCTTGCGTATGAACCTACTGTTATAAGTTTAGCTTCACAATAATATTTTCCACTTGATGCACCCATTGTACTTAATAAAGTTCCCCAAGCACTACCACCATTTGATGTAAGAGTTGTGTTGCCATTAGTAGGTGCAGCAACTTTTGTTCCATTTTGATATGATAAAGCATTTAAAACAGCATAATTATTTGTAGGACTATCTACATTTTGAGCTAATGTTCCTGATGTTGTAGAAAATGTATTTGAGTTTCCTGAACTATCTGTACCCATAGCACCACTATTTTCAAATTTTAAAAAGAAACCATTAGTTCCATAAGTTACTGATGGTGCAGTTTTTGGTTTCCAAATTCCTGATGTAGAATCTGTTTCACCAAATGTTGATGCGTCATACGCATAACCTTGTGTAAAATGAACATGAGTTAATAAACCATCAAAATATTGACCTGAAATTCCACCAATTCTATGAACCATACTTGTATTAACAATATTATCAGTAGCATCTTGATCTGGTAAAGTTTGTGATGAAAAAGAAGTTTCTTCAACACCATTAACATAAAATTTTAATCTATCTGATGATGAACCTTGTGTTGTATCTACTTTAATAACTAAATGATACCAAGCATTACAATCTCTAAATAATCTATTAGTTATAAAATAACCTGCTGAACTTGCATTACTTCCATGACCTGACCATTCAATTTTATCATCAGCATTAAATCTAAAATAAACATCTCCAGTACCACCATTAGCAGTAAACATTCTTCTACCTGTACTATCAGTAATTATACTTCGTTTAACCCACATTGATAATGTAAATTTTTTTATTGTTGTTGCACTTGTAACTGACCTATGAATTGCTGTTGATGCCATAATATTATCCTAGTTAAATTGTCCTGAGTTATTAATTCCGACTGTTATTGTTATACTGAAAGCTCTGTCTGCCGTTTGACTTTGAGCATCAGTTGCTCTGATTGTAAAGCTGTAAGTTGTTTCACTTGTTGCTCCACTTTCAGTTCCTGTGATTGCACCTGTAGAAGTATTTAAAGAAACACTTCCTGGTAATGATCCTGATGCTACAGCATAAGATGTTGCGTCAGTTGCTGCGACTGTATAAGAAACAGAACTTCCTGCAGCATTGGATCCTAAAGATCCTGCAGCAGTTGTCCAAGCTGGTAAGTCTGATACAGTAAGTAAAGCACTTCCTGATCTTACTGCATTACCATCATTGTTTTCTACTCTTATAAAATAAGTTGCATCTGTAGCTATAGTAAAATTAGCTACAATAGATGTTGCACTTGAATAAGTAACTGAATTTGCTGCAGTAACAGCTCCTGTAGAACTAATAGCTTCTACTTGAGGAACTGATACAAAATTAGTACCTGTTATTGTAATGTTAGTTGCATCGTTTGTTATAACAGATGGACTAATACCTGTAATAGTTGGTTTTGTTTCACCTACTGTAACAGAGCCACCTAATGCAACAGCACCACCATTTATTGTAATTGATTCATTTGCTATTTTAGCATTAGTTACTGCATCATCATCTATTTGTGTTGTAGTGATTGCACTATTTGTTCCTGATACAAAGTTTGCTAGATCTCTTGCTTTTGTCATAATTTATTACCTTGCTGTTGTTGGTATATCATTTGTTCCTACTATTGATTGTCCAAATGCTGCATAACAATATGTTTCGCCATTTTTATTCCAACCATTACTATCATCGCCTCTAATTTTAAATCCATTACTATATAAATCAATAATATCTGTTGTTTGTTCTCCTCCATCACTATTAGATTGAAGATAATCGTTATCAGGATTATATCCATCTCTTACATTATCAACTATTTGATAATCAGTAGTATTAACTGTAATATTTTTAAATATTACAAAAGATGGTTTAAATCCTGTATAAACAAATGGGCCATTTGTATTTCCGTTACCTTTAAAACTTCCAAAATTTGAAAACCCAGCAACAGGTGCAAATGCATAACATATATAAGTATCACCAGATCCATTAACTTGACCATCTGTTCCAATAGTAATTACACTTGAACTTGGAGCTGTACTTTGAAATTGAGCAGATTGGTTAGCTCTCCAAGAAGCACTATCAAGATTTAAAACATAATTCCAACCACCTAAACCATTTTGTCCATGAAGCCAAGAAGTAGTACTATTAGTTTTTTTAATAAGAACTAATTCAGGAGCAACTCCTAAACCATGTCCAATAGTTGCATTACTTCCAGTACCAGTATATTTTGAAATTGAAAATTTAGCAGTACTATTAACTGAAGTAGTTGTAGTATTTATAGTTCCATCTGTATTTGAAGAACCTGCTCCACCACCTGCTTTCCAACACCAAGCAATAAAGTTTCTACTATTTTCATTCATTCCATCTGAACTACCTAAAGTAAATCCATCAGAATCAAAACCTGTAAGTCCAGATGCTGTTCCTTCAGCAGCAGTACTATTTGGTTTTAAATATTTAGTTGTTCCTCTAACAACATCAAAACAATAATGTTCATGTGAACTGCTAGTACCTCTGTCCTTAACCCAGACCCAATCAGGCTGATGTCCAACTCCTGTAATTGCGTTAGTTGATCCATTACCTGCATAAGTTTTTGGACTAAAATGTGATTTTGCTTTTGTAACTGTTGTATATGCCATATTATTCGTTTAACCCCTTAGTTGATAGAGCTGTGTAACCTGCTGGTACATCATACTCAAATTTACCTATTCCTGATGCATTAGTTCCTTCTGAAGATATAGCAGTAGTTCTGAAATAACCATTTCCAAAATTAAATGCTAAATTAGCTGCAGCACCATAACTTGCAAAAGCTGGGATATAAAACTTATCTGATGCTATTGTATATGCAGCACCAGTACCAGTAGAACCAGAAGTTGGGTCTCCTGAATTTTGCCATGTTCCATTTTTTCCAAAATAAATTTTATTATTATCTAAATCTAATGCACAAGATAAAATATCATTAGTTCCCCAAGTATCTCCATAACCACCTGATGTACCACCATTATTTGATTTTTCTCCGTCTGAAGTATAACCATATCCCTCAGAACCATATCCACTATCATCATATCTTCCTGTATTAGCTGTACATTTATTAGCTTGGTCTACAGTACATGCTCCAAATCTTTCATAATCACTTGAACCTATACATTTCATTTCATAATAATATTTTCCTGATTTAGCTCCTAAAGTTCCAAAAATACTTCTCCAGTTGTTATCTGCTCCACCTGAATAATTATTTCCCTCTATAAGAGTAAAACTAGCTGCTGCATAACCTAAACTACTTAAAGTGCAAAATACATTACTTGGACAATCTTCAGTATTAATTAGTGTACCTGCACCTAATGTAAAATCATTAGAATTAGCTGATTGGTCAGTAATAGTATTACCATCTTTTAAAATTGTAAATCCATTTGTACCCATTGTAAGAGTAGGTGATGTATTTATTTTCCATTCTCCAGTTGTTGCATCTGTAGAACCAAATGTTGATGCTTGATAAGCTGTTCCATCTACCCAATGAACATGAGACATTGAACCATCAAAATATCCACTACCTGCACTTCCACCACCATCATAAACTGTACCAATAGTTCTTCGATCTCCATTATTATTTAATCTAAGTGAAGCATAATCTTCAGCAGGATATGTTGCTGTTGAAAAAGATGTTTCTTGAACGCCATTAATATACATTTTTACTCTGTCTGCTGCTGTTGATTCAGTTGTGTCAATAGTAACTACAATATGATACCAAGCTGTAATATCTCTAAATTTTCTATTAGTTGTTAATTCCATTACAGTAGAACTACTAACAACACCTACAACTCTCAAAACATCTGAGCTATTAAAAAGAATTTTAACATCATTATTTGTATTTTCAGATGTGTGAAATAAATATTGTGTAGATGAAGTTGCACCTAAACCACTTCTTTTAACCCAAGCTGAAAAAGTGCTTTTTGTATTACTTCCATCTGATATTGTTCTTGTTAAATATGTACTAGCCATTAGTTAAATTGTCCTCCACCTGTTGCACCAAATGATGAAGTTAAACTAAAAGATCTATCTGTTGTTTGACTTTCAGCATCGGTTGCTCTTATTGTAAAATTATATGTTGTTGGTGATGTTGAACTACCACCAAAATCTGATGTTGTAATTGCTCCAGTTGAACTGTTTAAAGTACAATTTGCTTGTGAAGCATTTGTTAATACTGATCCCACTTCTGAGTAAGCTATAGTTGAATCTCCTGTTGCAGCTACTGTTGCAACTGTTCCTGAAAAATCACCAGCTATAGTTCCAAGTGAACCAGCAGCTGTTGACCAAGTAGGTGCATCAGAAACTGTTAAAAGATTTGATCCAGAAATAACTGCGTTACCATCTGGGTTTTCTATTCTAATTTTGTATTGTGCATCTACAGTTAATGTAAAGTTAGCTGTAATTGAAGTTGCACTTGTAAAAGTAATACTATTAGCTTGATACCAAATTCCAGTACTTGGATTTAATGCCCATACTTGAGGAATTGAAACAAAGTTTGTTCCAGCAATAACTACATTAGTTGCATCATTAGTAATTGTATTTGGTGTACAAGAAGTAACTGTAGGTTTAGTTTCTCCTATTGTAACTGAACCACCTAAAGATACTGCTGATCCATTAATTGTAATACTTGAATTTGCTAATTTTCCATTTGATATTGAACCTGCTAATTTACCCTCTGCAATAGAACCAGCAAGTTTAGCATTCGTAACTGCACCATCTGCAATTCTTGCTATGTTTAAAGTTCCTGAATCTATGTTAGCTGCACTAATTGAAGCTACATCAAATGTTCCATATGCAACAACATCAATAACATCTCCTGTTGTTAAAGCTGAACCAAATACTACTGAAGTACCAGAAGTAATTGTAATGTCAGCACTTGACATACGAACACCATTTAAATAAACATCAGCGTATCCTGCATCATAAGCAAGTGTATTTCCGTTATCATCTGATCCAGTTACAGTTGTTGGAGTACCAGAAGATATAGTGTAAGTATATCTTTGAGATGTTCCATTAACTGTAGATCCAGCTGCTGCCCATCCAGATGATTTATAAACTTTTAATTCATTAGCTGTTGTATCAAAATAAAGATCACCAACATCTAAACTAGAACCTGGTGCTGATGATGCTATTCTGTATCTATCTGCAAAAGAGTTAACTCCTGAAATATTGTTTGCAACAGTTGTTACATTAGCTGAGTTTGAAGCTAAAGTATCTAATCCACTAATTGCTGCAAGTGTATTCATATCAGATACAGCATCTGCTGTACCTAATGTATTTAAATCTGAAACTGCGTCTGCTGTTCCAAGTCTACCAATCTCAGTTGCTTTCCCAGCAACAGTTGTAACTTCAGTAGCTTTTGGAACTAATCTATGGAATGTATAAGTATTTAATGTTGTAGTTGTTTCTACAATCATTCCATATCCAGAGCTGTAAGTTGTACTATTTTCAGCTCCATTAATTGTAACTGTAGAATTTCCTACTGTTCCATTAGCAACAGTAATAACTCCACTACCACTTGATGTGTAATTTGTTGAAAGTGTTTTAATACTAACTAGAGTACCTGCTCCATCATTAACATCTGGATTTGCATTAGGAAATGCTAATTCATTTGCTATTGGAACAAAGCCACCTACATCATCTACTAAGTCTATAACTCTAGCATCAATAGCAGCTGTTGTTGCTACTTTTGTATCTCCAGCTGACCAAGTGTCTCCTGAATCTATTGTTTCTGAAGAGTCTTGTCTAAAATATCTTGCATCAGAAGCTGATGTTGTAAAGAATGTAACATCATCAGGTGTAGATCCTGAATGTTCTGAATTTGTAACTATAACTGCATCTGCTATTTTAGCAGCTGTAACACCATCATCAGCTATTTTAGCTGTAGTAACTTGTGAGTCTGCAATATGTGCAGTATCAATAGATCCATCTGTATAATGTTCGCTATTAATTGCATCGTCTGCAATTTTAGATCCATCAATAGCATCTCCTGCAATCTTACCTGAAGTAACTGCTGAAGCATTAATCTTAGCAGCTTCTACTGCATTAGTTGCTAGTTTAGCAGCCGTAACATTTGCATCTGTAATTTTAACAGTTGTAACAGCATTAGTTTTTAAATGAGCTGTATCAATAACATCTGTTGGAATTGAGTTATTTGTTTTAGCTAGAATTGCTAAATAAATTGTAAGTGATTCACTAGATAAAGAACCTGAATCCCAAGTTACATTAACTGTTGTATCTGATGAAAATGATGAACTAGATATTGTACCTACAATAGTACCAGTAGAACTTCCTACTGCTTTAATTCTTCTACCAGCATGGTAAAGAGAAGTTACATTAGATCCTGCTACTGTAAATGATGTTGCACTTGCATAAGCAAATGTGTGTGATCCATCACCATCTCCATAAATTACCCATTCTGCATCATTGTACCATTCTCTAACATCTGCAAGAATAGCTCTCATTGCATTGTTAATGTTAGAAGGTAACATACCTTCAGCAATACTAATACCTCCTACTGAAGTATTACTTGCTGCTGTTGTGCTATAATCTTTTATACCTGCCATTTAGTCTCCCATGAACCAAGAAAACGCTTTATTGCTTTCTGTATTTTTTTCGTTAATTAATGTGTTTAATGCTTCTTCAATTTGTCTTTGAAAAAATTCTTGAGTTTCAAAACTATATCGAACATTGTCTATATCTGTAATATCTGTCATCTTACTCCTGCTCTACTTGCAACAAGATCAACGCCCTGTGCGTGATTAAATGTAGTACCACTTGGTACTTTAACATTTGCTCTAATATATCTTCCTGATTTTCTAACTGGATTTATTCCAGAAGTAACCATAGAAGATGAACTAGATTCTGTTTCACTATCAGCTAGTCTTTCTCTCGATTTTAAAGTTACTGTAGCTGCTGCATCTACAATAGGTCTTATTCCTGTAATATTAGCTCTTAATCCAGGGAATGGTTCTATTTCAGAAGTTTCTACTTCACATTCATTATTGTTACCTGAAAAAATTGCTGCTTTATAATCTGAGTCAATTGCTCCTAAAAGCATTTGTCCACCAGACCAAAAATCTGTATCAAGTGCTGCGTTAATATTCTCTAAACTTTGAGATATAATATCCATTAATTCAACTGTATAAGCACCTACAAATTGTGAAAAAATTGTACTGGCATTAGCTGTTGCTAAAGACCATTTTTTTGTAGCGTAATTATATATAATGATTTTATCACAAATCCCTGTAGTATTGGAAGTGTTGTCAACACTAGGGTACAACCACATTGCTAACTGGTTAAAAGGATCTACAGCTGCACATATTCTATCAGCAAAAGCCTTGTTTAAATTAAGATCAAAAAATCTATTAACTTTCTCTACTCCTATTGGTAGAACAGTATCACCATTAATTTGGTAGAATCCATCATCTGCATAGAAGAATACTTGTCTATTATCTTGGCAAACTGATCTTCCATACATAGCTCCTCTATTAGGAGATATAACAGATAATCTAAATACTGTATTACCACCAACATAATCCATACGAATTATTTGGTTTTGTCTAAATACATATCCAATCTCTCCAGATGTAATTGCTACAACTTGTCCACCAGATCCTGGAAGATCTTGGTAATCAGATTGTTTACCTGACCAAGTAGCAAGGTCATTAATACCTGACCATTGGATTCTATTTGTATTATTTGTAATATTTCCGACTACGAAAAAATCTCGAACAACTCCTGAAACTCTAAACACAGGTAATGTACCTGCTGTAACTATTGAACTAAGATCTGCAAAGTTAGTAGATGTACCCATTAAATAATATTGAGGTGCATCAACTCCATTACTTGCAACAACATATTCACCAAATTGTGTAAATGTTGTAAAGTCATCATTAGCAGCAGTTAAACTAGATTTTCTAGAAGTAAAAGCTCCTGAAGCTAATTGATATATATCTGTTTTAGTTGCAACAAAGTTAAATACTGAATTAGAGTTATCTCTAAAAGATCCTGCTCCTGTAGAATTTTTACCTATATTGTTTGAACTATAAGCAACTAAAGAAGGAAATCTTTTATAACTCTTTTGAGCATGATAAACATTACTTGCTACATTAGCTCCTGGATTCAAGTGTTCTGGTTGATCAGGTAGCCATTCTCCAAAAGGTATCTGCATTATTTAGATCTCCATCCTTCTTTTACAGCAATTCTATGTAATCTGTCTAAAGTCTTAAAAGAACTTCTTTCATATTTTCTTATTCCTTTAAAACCACCTAATTTTTTAAGATCTTTTTGTGTCCACCAATTTTTACCAATTAATCTATCTCCACTAGCGTGTATACCTTTTTTAAATGGAGCTATTCCAAAATGGTCACCTTGTATTCTCCATTTTTCTAGCTGTTGTCTCTTAACACGACCTTTAGATCGTGCAGATACTTTTCTTCCTGGTTTCCAATTTATTATTCTTCGCATTATTTAACCCTATGTTTTTTTTTAAATATATTTTTATAATTTATTCTGATAAAATCTTTATTAGTACTATATAAATCTATAGCTTTAGTATCATGATACATAGCTGGTTTATTCATAGCTTTTTTAAGAATTTTTCTTTTTGCAATTCTTTGTTTTTGAATAGCTGCTAATCCTAAAGATTTACCTTGTGCTCTAGCTATACTTGGAATATCCATTTCTACTCTGTGACCTTGTAAATATCCACCAGTAGGATCTGAATGAAATGATCCATATTTTTTGTTTAACTTTTTAAAGTTTTTAGATTTTCTTATTTTGCGTAATGCTTTAATTGGTAATGTTTTCATTATCTGTTCCTATAAAATGATAGATCCGTTTGAACATCTGTTCTTTGTGTAACAGGTGCTCCACCATATGAATCTTGTTTATCGTTATTCTCACATCTTTCTAAAGCTGCGATATACATTTGTAACCAATTTTGTTTTTGATCTGGATCCATACCACCTAAAAAATTAGCAGCATGATATAAACTTCCATACAAATAAATGTTTGGATGTGTACTTAAGATATAGTTACTTGTGTTAGAATCACTAAGAGCTGCGATAGCTTTATAGTAAGATAAATAGCCAGTATAGCTAGTATCAGGGCTTGGCCCAAACCTAAATTGTTCCGTTTCATTGTCTGCCTCAATTGTGTAAGCTCTAGGTCTTCCAGTTCTAGAACCACCTCTTGTTTCAAATAAATTACTCGGAGTTAAATATTCTAATGGATATTTGTTTCCTGATAATATGTAAAATGATCTAACAGATATAAATCCTGTTGGTACAGTTACAGTCTCAGCATTAATAGTAACAGTATCTATCTGTTCCATTTGTCTTATTCTTAACTTAGCATTAAAATCTGCTTCGGTTAATTTTATAAAATCATCTGCAATTTCTGATGTAAGATCAGATCTATTAAGCCAATTAGCTATTGATGTTTTTAATTCTGCGTATGTTGATAATGCCATTATAAGTTTCCTTCAGATGTTTTGAAGTATCTAAACTCATTACTATTAAGTTTTTGTTTTAATATTGTTTGTTGAGTTTCTGTAGGTAAAGCCCACCAATTACGAGTGCCATTAAATTCTTTGCACCAAATTTGTAACATAATTGGAGGTATACTTGCTACTCTCTTCATCTCTCTAGATGGAGTATATCCATCATTAAGAGTTTGTAATTTCTTATTTCTTTCTAATAATTTGTTAAAGTCTTGTTGTTGATTGATTGTAAGTTTACCATCAGACTCTTGTATATACTTAGTCTTAACTCCGTTATACCAATCTACTCCTCTAACTTTACTCATTATTATTCAGATAGTTCAGTTACATATAAATCGACAGATCCTATCACTGCAACTTTTTCACCTTCTGATACTTTAAAGCATTCAGATGATTTAGATTCTAAGAATATCTTAGAATTTGTTGCTGTAGGATTTACTCCAAACTCAATATGACAATCAGCACTTGGAATAACTCTAACATATTCAATGTTAGCTCCGAATGCAGATGATTGAGTTGAAGATCCTGATGATGTAACTTTTTGTGTCGTTACTGGTCTCATTGCGTAATTACTCCCGTACATTGTTTGTTCCCTTTATGTTCTGGATTAGTACCCTGAATGTTCTCCAGGGCACATTATCCGATTTAATTATCTTCTTATAACGAATGTTACTACTAATTTTTTAGCACCAGTAGATCCACCATCAGTAAGAACTTCAATAGTGTCACCTTCTGAAACTTCATTAGCTGCAGTTGGTTCAGCTGAATCAACATCTCCAGCAGCTGATCCTGAATGTGCTACTGTTATGCCTCCACCTGTAATAGCAGTTCCACCTAATTCAAAAGATATTGCTGCATTTCCACCAGAAATAGCACCTTGAAGTGCTGTCATGATTTTAATTATTTTGCCTCCATCAGGTACTGCAACAAATGTTGATGATGCTGTACTAATGTCTGCGATTGTTGTTGTTAGAAAATAGTCGTTTAATGTTCTCATTTTGTTTCCTCATTGTTCCGTCTTTAACCCCTCTCAAGACTTCAATGTTAATTAGGATGCAAGGGGACTAGATATTGAGGTTAGTCCCCTACGCATTTATATTGATTACGATGTAGTCAAGTCAGCTACTAAGCCACTTGCTGCTTCGTTTCTAGATTCAAGAGTAGCTTCTACTAAAAGCTGTCTTTTCTCTGTGTCGCCAGTCTTTGCTAATTCATGCATACTGAAATCTCTTAGGAATGCAATTCCCCAGAAATCCATGTCTAGTACATAAGCATCTCTATCTCTAGAGAATCTATTAGGTACTACTTGCAATTGACCAAAGTCAGAAGCGTAAACATCTACAGAAGTGTATAATGTAGCGTCAGCACCTGCATCAAATCTAGTACTATTACCAGTAAATCCTGATAATTTTTGCTTGTTGAAAGGCCCTACCATAACTATTTGAGGGTTTCCACCAGAGTTCCATACTGATTTAATTACAGATTTCAATTGAGCCTCAGTAAATACTCTCTGAGTTCCATCTGTTCTAGCAGTGTTACCTGCACCACCTGATGCTGGAGAGCCTGCTGCCGACATAACATCGTTAGTTGCTACCCATGATCCAAGTGATCCAAATTTCCTTGCAGTAGAAGCATTACCTGCTACTTCTGCTTGGTTGCCAGTTAAAGTTGCTTCCATATCTCTCTTAAGCTCTTTTGCAGCTTTAGCGATTTGGTAAGCTAGTTCAGAAGCTCTTCCAGCTTTGTCTACTGCTTCTTGAGTACCAGATATTGTAATAACTTTGTCCATAATTTGACAAGAGTTAGATAATCTAGTAGTCGCAGAAATAGAGTCTGCTGTAGCTTCGTCACCTTCGATAACAGCGTTTGAAGTTGAAGCTGAAGCCAAACTGTCAGTTTGCCATTCATGTAAAACTGCAGTTGCTTTTGTTTTCGCAGCTGAGCTTAGGAACGGAGTGTCAGTAGGCGAGATGTTATAAATAACATCTGACAGGTCTTCTCTTTCACCAACGCTATCATATGTGTCGAATGTATTGCTTGGTTGTGCCATTGTTTGTTACCTTTTTGTTTGAGATTTAAGATTAATCATTTCAAGTATAGCTGACTGAGCATCTTTTATATGTCCAGTTTTGCTTAACTTGCCGATTTTGTTTTTTATAACCTCTCGTCCCGAACTTGCATTTGACTTAGCCACTCCTGACTTAATAACCTTTGGTGCATTAGCTACTTTTTTCTGAGCAATAGGTTTTTTATCCTTTTGAGATTTATATCCCATTGCATCTTTAATCACCATTAAAAAACGATGATCTGCTAAATTACCAATTTCCTGGTCAGTAAAACCATAAGATCTTAAAGAAGTTCTCATGTCTGTTCTAAACTGATCAGCTTTATTGGGGTCACTATACTCAGGTATCCTGGCTGCTGCTAGTTGTCTTTGTGTATCAAGGTATTCATTATACTGTTTAGTATAAGCGTCTTTAGCTTTGGACTTCATGTCGTCAATCTGCCTTGTTTGTTGTCTTAACTGGTAATCCAGTCTAGCTGCAGAAGTTGGATCTTCTTCCCAAAGTTTTTGTAGATCTTTGCTACCTTGCTGTTGTCTGATAAAGCCATCAGCAGTTGATATCAAATCATTTAGTTCACCTAAACGAGTGTCATAATTTTGACGAAAACTATCCTTTTGAGTTTCAAGATCTTTTCTCTCAAGACTTAAAGAATGAGTTTTTTGTCTATAATCCGAGTCTCTAGAATAACCTGCTTTAAGTTCATCGAGGCTAACCTCTATCTCTTGACCATTAACTTTTAATCGGTGGAGATCGGGTTCCTCTGATTCTGTTTGCGTTTCTTCTTTGATCTCAGTATTTTCAGATGCTTCTTCTTTTTGAGTTTCACCAGACGATGATTGACTCTCTTTTGAAGGTTCCTCTTTTTTTACTTCTTCTTGAGGTTGCTCTGATGGTTCTGCTTTTTTCTCAGGTTCTGATTGTCCTTGTTCAGGATTCAGAAGTCCTTTGATTTTATCAGCAGCACCTTGTACATTAGTACTATCTGCCATAACGCTCCTTTCGTTGATTGGTTGGCGTGTGTAAGGCTCCTAAAAGGTTAGCCTTGTTTTTGAAGTAGCTCCAAATCTTTTGAAGCTAGTTTTCCACTTTCCATAATAGTTTGTAAATGACCTCTAATTTTGTCTACCATATTATATGCCATCCAAAGAGATCGTCTTCTATTATCGTCAGCAAAATTTGTATTAAAAATTTCTTGCTTATATGTTTCTAGTAGATCCTCAAACGCTTGTTTTAGCAGGGGATCGTCTAGGAGTTGGGCTGCTCGTTTGCCCTCCCTTATTTGCTTGTCCATTTTGTTTATCATTAAAGAATTGTTGTTGTCCTTTTACAATCTCTTTCATCAAATTACCAGATGCTTTGAGATCTTCTTGTTCTAACATACTTCTTCGTTTCAATTCAAGCTCATCTATTTTGCCACCATATTGTAATTCTAGCTCTTTGATCTTTAATTCAAAGTCAAGTAGAGCTTGTCTCATAGTAGCTTCTATTCGTTTAACCTCAGTTTCAGCTTTTAGCTGTGCTCTTTGATTTTCACCTTGTACTTGAGCTAATGTTACTTTTTCAAACTCAGTTGGTGGTTTAGGAGGTAATTGAGGCATTTGAGCTGCACCGACATCTGGATCCATAAAGTATGGTTCTACTCCATTTAGTCCTGCATTCTCAATTAATTTCTTTAAAGTATTATATATGTTTCTTAAATTAACCATTGGGCCATAAACATTTTGTTGTAAGTTTATAGCTTCCATTTGTTTTTGTAATATTGAATGTAATAAAATTAATTGTTGTTCTTTTGATCCTGTACCTAATCCTACAGTTACAGAAACATTAACTCTATCTTTCCATTCGTAAGGTCTCATAGGTATATACTTACCTCTGATTCTTACAATCTTTTCTTTATT